AGGAGGACAAGTTTGTGAGTCTATTGAAAAACTCGCAGAAGAACATGAAGAGCTACAGCACTTGGTTGGTTTAGGCGTATTATCTCACCGTAAGAGTTGTGTTAAAGGATTCTTAGATAGTATCGTTGTAGGAGATATGTGTGAAGCTGGAGCTAACGGATTTACCAACACATTGAGGTTGAAGCACCGTAAACCATTTGTAAACTTACCATCGACACGAGTTCTATATGGTGAAGAAGTAAGAGGTTGTGTAGTTGCTAAAGAAGGGACTAAGTTCGTATGTTCTGATCTATCTGCTATGGAGAATATATGGAAGTTTAATTATCAAATGCCTTATGATCCTGAATATGTTAAGTCGCAACAGTCAGAGGACTTTGATCCTCACCTAAGTATTGCATTAATGGGTGGTCTTGTAACTGAAGATGAGGTGAGTTTCTTTAAGATTATTAAAGAAGGTTTTCCAAAAGAAAACTACCCACAAACAAAAAGACTTCTTGAGATGTTGTCTTGGGATGCACTTAAACAACAGGAAGAAATTAAACGTATTTCTAAAGTTCGTGCAGCAGGAAAGGAAACTAATTATTCATGCCAGTTTGGGGCAGCAGCACCTACAGTAGCTCGCACAGCTAAAATTGATCTTTCAGTAGCTAAAACTTTGGTTAAAAGTTACAAAAAGATGAACTGGAGTATAGAACCTATTTGTAACAGTTTGACAAAGAAAAAAGTGTCTCATGGAACTTATCAATTGAACCCTATGAATGGTATGTGGTATCATTTAAAGAAAGATCGTGATAGTTTTTCAACGCTAATTCAAGGTTCAGGTTCATACCTCTTAGATATATGGGTTGCTTATATCTTCAATCTAAGAAATAAGCCTGAGTACAATGTTGAAGGTGGTTTGAGGTTGATTGCAACCGTACATGACGAAAACTTACAAGAATTTAATGACTTAGAAGGAAACGAAGAAATTGTAAGAAAGTTATTTGATGATGCACTTAAAATGGCAAACAAGAAGTTAAACCAAGAGATACCATTTGGTTGCGATACGCAAACAGGTTACAAATATAGTGAAATTCACTAAGGAGAAAATGAGTGGAAATTATTAAGCGTGTAACAGATAGTCGTAAACGTACTTGGGAATGTTTTGTTGATCATTGTTACTATGATATGTATTGTGTGAGAGTTGAAGGAGACCGTGATTTTAACTCTCAATTATCCTTTCATTTTTGTACCGTAAACGAAGCTTTTGATTTTATGTATTTAATTAAAGATTCACACTAAAGGAGAAATAAATGCAACATAGTAATTTTAAGATTGGTGATGCTGTAATTAGACGTTGGAATAATCGTTTATACTACATCTGCCATGATATTGATACAGAGAAATGGGAATTTCTGATTGATACAACGAAAGGTCAGAAAGTTTCAAAGTGCAAAGTAGCTGAGTGTTTCAGCAATTTACGCCACGCTACTACAAATGAACAACAACAAGGTTACGCTAAGGAGTTTTAAATGAACGATCAATTTTATGAATTAACAGTTGAAAAGAACCACCTAAATATTATCATCAAAGCTTTGAGTAATTATATTTGCTCTCAGTACGATGGGTTAGATGCAGAGCTAGTTGATATTCCTAAAACAATGGAGAATATTAAGATTGCAGCAGATATGCAGTTAGTATTAAAACATCATCTAGGAGGTGTACAACACTCCCCTAAACAAACAGCAGAGACAACAGGGTTAGTTTGGATTCGGGATGTTGATGTTGAGGATATGTTCTCACAGCATAATGATGAAAACTTGCAATACACAAATGAAGTTTTACAACAAGCTTGGAACAATGTTAAAGAACGTCATAAAGACGTTTTACAAAGAATATCAGATAAATAAATTATTTGATAAAATATTTAAATTATTTTGAAAAAGGTGTTGCGTATGTTTGAATGATGATATACAATACCCAACATAGCCAAGAACAATTGGTTATATTAAATTAAACAGCTCATAGAGAGTTACAACGAGAGGAAATAAAATGGAAGTATATGGCGCAACAACACAACAATCTAACTCAAACAAACCTACTGTTGATTTCACAGCTTTAAATCAATACGTGGTTGAGACGTGTCGTTTACAACAACCTGAAACGATGTTAGGCGTTATTAGCGTTATGGTTGATCTAGGTACACAGAAGCAAAATGATGCTGAGTATGACTTAGAAACAGAAGATAAACAACTAACCATTGAACAACTAACTGAAAAATACTCTTTAGATATTCATGAAGGTAAGATTCGTAAGTTTGATAAGTCTTTTGACAGCAAGACACGTAGTTGGGTTATTCGTAAATTTGTTCCACAACAAGACCGTCAATCAATCGTCTATGCTGTAGATTTCCCATCTATCATGTTAGATAAAGGTAAGTTCTTTGGTGAGGAAGAAGGTAAAAATGTAAAACCTTTGCGTTTATGGATTGGGGGACAATACTGGAACAAATATCAAGAGAAGATGTTAGTTCAGAATGTCATCCCTCTTAAAGTAAAGAATATTGCGGATGATGGTCAACCTAAGAAATGGTCTATGGCAACAAACTCATCTTTATATAAGATGGCTGTAGCTGCTAAGATTATTAATCAAGGAGATGCTTTCTTACCACAAGATGCTGATAAACTTTTAGGTAAAACTTTACAGTTTAAAACTCAAGTATTCTTTAATCGAGGTAAAGATGGTAAAGATTATTACACTGAGAAGTTAGCTTTTGCAACAGGTTTAACTCGTGATCAAGCTGAGAAGCAAGTAGATAGCACTTATCTTATTCAGTTCAATCAAGAGAATGATCCTCAAGCTCTTAAAGAGTTGCGTAAGCATGTTGTAAATACGATTGAGAATGCAACAAACTATGTAAACCAAGAAACAGGTGAACCTAGTGCAATTAAACGTCAGTTGGAAGCTTTACGTAACGGTAATCAAGGTGGCGAAACACCAAAACAGGAAGCACCGAAGCAACCTAAACCAACTACTGTACCTGAAGAATACGAGTCAGACCCTATTCCGTTCTAATCTGATGTAACAAACGGAGGGTGTAGCAATATGCTCTCCACTATTTAAATTAATTAAGGGGAAAGTTATGTCATCATACTACGTTCAAGTAAATGCAGATTTCTACAAAGGATATTCAGTAGAAGCTGATAGTGAAGAGGAAGCATTGGAAATTGCTAAGGAAAACTTTGAATACGATTATTCTAGTGGTTGGGATAGTCTTGATATGAAAGCTGAGGAGATTTAATTGCTAAATACAGCAATTTTAATTACAGCATTATTGGTTCTTGTGGTATCTGTTAAACGACTGTACCGAACCTTAACATTAGGTTCTATGGAACAACTGGTTAAACGAAGTGAAGATGCTTTAACTAAACTAAAAGAAGATGCAAACAAACCTAACCATAAAGGTGTATTTGTTTTTGCTTGGTTCTTTAGTGTTGTGTTGTTATCTGCAACAACAGCATTGAGCGTATACATTTTAACTAATATTTTAAACTTTGCATAAGGAGTAACATAATGAACGACATTACTAAAGAGGTAAAGAAAGACCTATTAGAGGGTATTATTTCAGAGCTTGACAAAACTGACATATATATTGATAACGTTTTAGACCTATCACATGCTTATCAACGAGTTTCTTCGATTCATAATAATGCTGATGTAGAGGAAAATTTATTGATTAATAAAGTTGGTTTGAAATTATTAACAGCATTTAAAAATAAACACCCTGAACAGGTTGGTTTTTTGAGTAAAGCTTACCAACGGATTTTAACAGTACACAAAAACAACATTTATCAAGGAGATAAATAATGAATTTAACTAAAGTAAAGCAACTATTAGAACGTATCATTTCTATCCACCAAGAGATTGATACTTTAAACGAAGAGCTTAAAGATATTAAGACTGTAGTAGATGAAGAATTACCTGAAGTATCTTGGTCAGATTTGAATAAGATCGGGAAGTTGACCGTCACATCAAAATTAGGTGAAACAGTAGCTAAACTTAATTCATTCTTAGAACTTGAAGAAGCTGTTAATACTTAATTAAGTATTAAGTGAATTATTCGAGTTAATTAGTTTTAACACAAAAGGGCATTCCTTAACAGGTGTGTCCTTTTCTTTGTTTATGAGGAGTAGATATGAGTCGAGATTTTAGTCGTTATGACTTCACCAAGTTTGACCCAACACAGAAATATAACTTATATATCGACTGTGACACAATCGCCTACGCATGTGCAGCAGCTTGTTCCAAAGACCCTTGTGTTGTTACACACAAAGCAAGTGGTAGAAAGAAAGAGTTTGAAAACTTCAATTCTTTTGATGATTTCTTATTAAATGACCCAAAAGGGAAGAACTTTGAAGTAAACGATTTTGTTGTACCAACTATCGGTTTTGCTTTATCTAATGTTAAGAGTAAGGTTGATTCTATTGTTGGTTTCGATTGGGTTAATGATTATAGGTTGTATATTCAAGGTAAAGACAATTTCCGTTATGATGTCTACCCAGAATATAAATCTAATCGTGGAGCAAAACCTGCTCTACACAAACACTGCTTCAACTATATGCTGAACAAATACAAGGGGAAGATCGAAGTTGTGCATGGTTACGAAAGTGAAGATTTTGTAATTGCTGATGCTGCTTTAGACCCATTAGGTATTCGAGCTTACATTGACAAGGACTTAGAAGGACATCATGGTTTGTTCTTAAACTACAATAATCTTGATTTGGGTGTGTTCTACATTGACCCCATACAAGCCTTCTATAACCTAAGTACACAGTTGTTAATTGGCGACAGCACTGACTTCATACGTGGAATTGATTTTGTCTCTACAGAGCTTAGAGAAGCGTTTAATGTAAAGGTTAAATCTATTGGTAAGAAGACAGCAGAGAAGTTATTAGATGATGTTAAGCACTCTAAAATAGAAATGAAAAAACGTGTTATTGAAGTGTATAAACTAACGTATGGTGATACTTGGGAAGATGCTTTAACACTCACAGGTAAGTTGGTTTATATTACTAAAGAACGTGGTAAAGTGTTTGATTTGGAAATATTTTGTAGAGGTACTAATTGATGAATATTCAACAACAAAGAAATAAAGAGAAATATGAAGGGTTAATTTTTGAAACCAACTCCTATGGTGCTTGTGTCGTAGTAGAATATAAAGATAAAAGAACCGTAGTTATTAAGTTTTTAGAAACAGGGTCTTTTCTTACGGTACTCTTATCAAATTTGAAAAAGGGTAACGTTAAAGATTATATGAAACCTGTTGTATTTGGTAAGGGATTCTTAGGTAAGGATTTCAGTAAGGTTTACTTAAGAGGTGAAGTGTCTTACTCAAAATGGGTACATATGATTAGACGATGTTACGACATAAAATCTCAGAAATCTTTGTCTACATACAGAGATTGCTTAGTAAGTTCACTTTTTCATAACTTTAGTTACTTTAAAGATTGGTGCGAAAAGCAGAAAGGTTTTAGTAATAAAGGTTGGCACTTAGATAAGGATATTCTAGTAAAAGGTAATAAAGTTTACTCGGAGGATGCCTGCTGTATTGAAGTATCCTAAATGCTTGTTATTAAGAGTAGCTCTTAACATACCTCTCGACTTATGAAAACTGACACCTATTGGGTACTCCCCACGTAGCTTATCCCTTTTAACAAATAACGCATTAATCTCTTGAGGTACAAAACAACAAGTATCTTCACTATAAACCTTATTACCCTTGATTAGAATGTCTTTATCTAGTGCAAAAGGTCTTCCTTTTTCATCTTTACAACCAAACCCAATTTGCTTTTCACACCAACTTCTGTAGTTAAAATAGCTTTCAAAACGGGTATCAACAACACTTGACGAATAATGTTTGTTCTTCTGTTTGTAGGTTTCACAACAACAACGCCTAATCATATCTCTCCACACCTTGTAGCTTTCGGGCGGGTTTTTACGAGTAACATTCGCATCATGGCAACCTAAATAACCTTTGTTGTAAATATTTGGAGCAAACACATCTTTTACGTAACCGTTTAAAATATCCCCTGAACAGGTCTTTGTTCTTGCCCCAGTATTTAGAAATTGAACAATCATGTTAAAAGCATTAAAGTAGTTGATAACAACAATATCACCACATTTGTTTGTCTTAAACACCCTACCTTCATAGTAAGTCTTGCATTTCTCTAAAGTTCTTGCTCCCATTAGTTTTCCTCCACGCTAAAAGATCGTTGGTTTCTGTGTTGGTCAATCATTCGCATCATCTCTACATCATTAGTTGCAAGCTTAACAGCATTACTCGCCCACTTAGATCGCAGATAAACTTCGTCAACTCGCTCAAAACAACTAATACGAGGACTATCATCCTGTTCACCGAACTTGTTTAAAGTAACTAACCCTTCATCAATCTCTACTTTATCAGGTAACGTACAACCTAGATTAAAGAATAACTTACTCAAAGCTTCTTTAACTTTAGGGTTATCTGATTTGAAATGCTCAATCTCAAGAGATGGTACAATCTTCTTTAACTCGTTGAGTGTAAAAATACAACTTACTTTCATCCATGTTCTCCTAGTAGTTTCAATACTTTCTCTTTCAATTCT